TAGTCAGGCCACTTCGGAGTGACAGGAGCGGAGAAGATCTGGTAGGACATAATAGGTTCCTTTGGTTTGTATTATAAAAGTAGCATAGAATCGATTTAATGTCAACCACTCTTTTACGATAACATTCTGCTTTTAAACCACCCACAAGATCTTGTGTCCGTAGATGCGAAAACCAGGCGATATTGATATGACCCACCACAAGATCTTGTAGGTCGAAAAAAAACCCCAAGAAAATGTAATAAAACATCTTCAAGGGGCATAGGTGGGGGGATCGTGTTGTTAACTAAGTTTAAATCGCTTTCTTTACGTATGGAGCTAAGTTAGGCGGCGTCCAATCAGCTGGCTTTAGTATCTTACCATCACTGCGGCGCTTCACTTTACCAGTCTCCGGATCGACCTTCGCCATATTACTACGAGCGACTTCGTTCCAAGCACCTTCGATATCGTAGCCCTTATGGATGCAGAAGCCTAGAGTAACCCAGATCAGATCCATACAAGCGTCTAGCGTCTCTACTTCGTCACTAAAAGTCGTTGCCGTTAGAAACTCTCCGTATTCTTCTGCCATGAGCTTCTGATACAAATACGGCGTCTCGGCGTCAGATACCTGCTCACACGCTATAATGAAGTCTTTTACGTCTTTTTCCATGTCTCTTCAATCGCCCGTTAATTAAATTAAATACCATTTTTAAATGCCACAACATCTTGTGTCTGTTACTATACTATACCACAACTCATACATGATTATACTTTTTGACTTCTAGTTTGATACCATACTTCTTTAATAGTGCTTTGAACTTCTTTACATTCATCATTCTGTCTTTGTAAAGCAATCCATCATACAGGCCTGCTGGCACATTAGGAAGATCTTCTTCATAATCCTTTTCACTTTGTGTCATAGGACCAGCGAAATTATCCCAGAAGTTCTTTTGAACGACTAATGTTGTTGCATTGCTTATGGGCACTTTGCCTTTGATTGCTTCTTCTGACTCTGATCTGCTGTAATGAGCATGTCTGTCACCTGGTTGTTGATCAGAGTCATCTGGAACTGATCCTCCCATATGCCAATCAGTAGGAACTATCTTTTGTCTATTAGATATCTTCTCTTGATCTAATATAAAGTAACATTCCCATCCATGAACTGCTTTTGTGAATTTTAGATCTCTACTAGCAGAAACATATCCGTTGTTACTAGGAGCAATGTATCCTTGCAATAATATACTACCGGCACCACCTTCCCAGAATCCTTTGTTTTGGAATGTCAATGGTTTAAAGTTTGTGCCGTGATATAATGGAGCAGATTTGCTTTCATTGAATTTAGAAAAAGATAACATCGATTTGCCTTTTTCTTTTATTTATTATACAATAGTTGACCTTTTGCTTTTGCTTTGACTAGGCATTCATCACATACATTGATCTCTATATAAGAACCATCCATCGGGTCAAAGAACGTTGAACCATAGTGTCCACGAGTAATAAATGCTGTTGCTTTATATGGATGATTGGTTGTATTGTTCATTGCTTCTACTGGTTGATAGTCGCATACTATACATGTTAATGGTTTCATAATAAATTACTTTCAAAAAATGGTGCCCCCGCGACGACTCGAACGCCGGACATCCACATTACAAGTGTGGCGCTCTACCAACTGAGCTACAAGGGCAAACTCTTATCCGTGAATACGATGATAGTCCTTGACCATATCGATTGCTTTTTCTATATATGCAGATGGTTTCTTGACTATGACTTGACAATGAGGCGAATCTTCTAATGCTATTAGCAATACGATTTGCTTAGTCAAATGTCCAGTCATTTCCCATAACATATATGAATACAATGAGCATTGAAGGAAATAGTTTTCAATCCAATCCTCACGCTTATACTTATCAGATGTCTTATAATCAATGATCGATGGAATATCATTATAGTCAGCGATCAGATCACAACGACCAGCGACTTTGAATTGTTTTGAATACAAAGCAATCTCGATGCCCCGAATGTTATCTACCTTTTCGTCAAGCACCTTTTGAATCTGCTTGAACATATCAACTAGGAAAGGCATCTTCTCATTGAGCAGCATTGGCTTTGCTTGAATGTAATCCTCGCACATAGCATGAACAGCAGAACCTCTATCGGTCGAACGCTTTGTCTTAGCATTCGCTGCTTCGTCACCTACTCGCTTACGCCATTCGATCAATGCTGTCTTATCAGACATCTTATCAAGGATAGTCGTCACCGATGCAAAATCACCATGAGGTGTCTGATAGTGACGACTACCATTGATTTCTATTGTGGATAAATCTTCGATGCTATTAAATGGAATTGTTTTAAATGTTTTCATAATATACTTATACATCACTTTCGAATTAATGTCAACCGTTTTTGCAATTGTTATTGTGCCATCTGGAAATCATTCCTGGAGAGCTTTCGAACCCACAACAGACACATTTTACCTTGGGTCGCTGCTTTGCTTTTTCTGATATTAAACGTTTCGCTTCATCAGAATGTCTCTTCCCGTGCATCGGATTCCCATCACCCTGAAATATTTTTTTGTTTCGCTCACTTTGTTCTATGAAGCGCTCTGCAGCACGCTTACTCAAGAACTATATAATCTTCATATCAGTATTGTATATTGAGTTCTTCTAAGGCAATGATATAATCTTTGACCAATTTACTTCTTACGATATCATCACTACAAAATTCTACTAGTGAGAAGTCATCAATCTTACTGATAACTTTCATGAATTTTTTGATCCCAGATTCTTCTTTATATCGTTCAGAAGTCAAGTCATCTTGCTTATAGTCGCCGCAGAAAATAAAGCGGCAGTTTTCGCCAGCACGAGTAACGATAGAGTGCAACTCCATCCAATCTAAATTCTGTGCCTCATCGACAATCACAATACAGTTTGCTAGAGTCACACCACGAATGAATGAGGTGGACATGAACTCAACAGCATTCTTTTGCTTTAGAATATCGTAGGCATCGCCGCGCTCATACAACTCAGTGCAAATAGAATAGTAAGGTTGTTCATACACCTTTGTCTTTTCTTTTGCATTGCCTGGTAGGAAACCCATATCCCTAGTCGGAACAACGGATCGAACAATGAATACTTTCTTTTGTAACGACTCGGGATTATACAGTTCTTTTAATGCTAGATATAGCGAGATGAATGTCTTACCTGTTCCGGCAGAACCGTGAAGGAATAGATGTTTGTTGGCACCAAAAGCAGCAAATGTTTTGCTTTGATTTTTTGTCTTAGGCGAGATTCGTTTCATATTGAACGAAGGTGATGGAATCAAATTTTGTTGTTCAACTCCTCCTGCCGCTTGCCTTTGTAATCTTTTTTCTCTTTTGGTTAAACGAGGCTGAGTTTCTGTGATCATTACATTGGGTTCTTCTTCTGAAATTTTTCTACTGCTTGACGAGTTTTAGCAGATTTGACATCCTTTGCCCCATACTGCTTTGCAAGCTCCGATGTTGGATTGTTTTGAGCGATCTTAGACAATACTTCTTTGAACCCGTTGTCTGTTTTTGCTCGATCATTGTAGCCTCCAACAATCATAGGACCGCCATTGAACAATCGCTCAATGTTTGGGTTCTGCTCTAGATATACATCACAAGCAGAAATGCCCATCAATTTTTCCCACTCCTCACCTGTATCATGATTAACAAACTTATAAAATGGCATCAGTTATCATCTTCCAGCTCTAAGAGCTTATCGATATTGCGTTCTTTTAGCGCAGTTTTCATGCGCTTTTCTACTAGACGCTTACGTCTATCAATGACTGCTTCCTGATGAAATTCTTCTTCCTCATCATAATACCAATTACTAAACTTCTTATGCTTCGACATCTTCTACTAGTCCTGGAAATGCTTCGCTAATCAATTTCTTTGTTAGTGATTTGTGCGGCAGTTTCTTGTCTTTCATTGAAACTAATACTTCAGCATCAAGAGGTGCTATTGACTCAAGCATTTCAATAAAGAGTGCTTCACGCTTAAGAGGTTTCAATGTATCATGTCCCCCAACAGCAAATAGATATAGACGGCGGGCAGAAGTATACAACTGATTTTCTTGATCTACCAACTCGCTAGGTTTATATGGAGGCGCACCAGGCGGCAGATCCCAAACAACACCATCATCATAGGCGCCTTGTAGAATTGTTCCTAGTGTGGGATTGTAGTTAGCACGTAGATATTCAATCTTTTCTTGTGCTGTCTTTTTTGCTGCGGCGTTTTTTAGAATTTCGCCAATACCAAGTTTCATCAGAAGTCACCTATATCGTTAATTAAGTTACTAAGTTTGTTTTCAATAAAGTAATTGAAAAGTTTGTCACGACCTTTACCAGCCTGTTCAGTGTATTGTTTCATGATATCATCACGTATATATTGTGGCGTGAAACTCAAGTCGATCAATTGCTCATTACGTTTCCAGTTACGAAGCATTTGGTCATCACAATACTCAGCAGGTTGCATCCGAACCCATTGCTCTAACTTATCTGTGCGGATAGGTTTCGAACGAACACCAGTCACAAATGTATCATCACGACTTAGGAAGTTAGGCACACCATCGCCCGTATCACCTTTGATGATATGCTCTTTGATATATCGTGCTGGGTTGTTGTGCTCGATCATCTTCTTACGCACTGGATCATACTGTCTGACATTCATATAATCCTGCAACTGAATAAAGTCCTTGTCACCAGATAGGATGAGGATCTTCTCAGATGTGTTGCCGAACTCAGCAGCAAGCGTGCCGATGATATCATCTGCCTCAGCATGCTCAGCACGAATGACTCGATATGGGAAGTATTCACCTAGTTCATCACGAACCTTATTGAGCGAGTTAAACAGCGTTGACCAATCGATATCAGAGCTATCTCGCGCCTTCTTGCGGTTCGCCTTATAGTATGGGAACACATCCTTACGCCATGAGCGTGGAGAGTCACATGCAATAATCATCTCACCATAGTCATTACCAAACTTCTTCTTATAACCACGAATGCTATTAAGCACCATATGCCTGAATAGATTCTCATCTACTTGCATATTAGTATGGTTCCCAACCTGTATCATATAATTGGAAATCATCACCTGGTTGAGGTCAACAATCAACATAATTTATTCTTTCGTTAGTTCTTCAATTGTTTTGATTTGGTCATCAGTCAAGGACACAGCATCTCCGTCTCCTAAACTGATAACACTGTCTACTACAGCTTGCATTGGATGATCAAGTCCTATTGACTTATACATTGCAGAACGCATTGCTTCGATTACTAGGATAACATCTTTGAAGCAATCATCGCCATCAATCGGGAATCCTTCGTCATATGCTCTGGCAACAAAGAAGGAACCTAACTCATCAACAATATGATTAACATGCTCACGCCTATTCTCAGACACCCTTTCAATAACTTCCTCAAGTGATTGTGCTGGAGCGTCTTTGTGTGCTTTCGGAAAAGCAACTACGTTAGTCATGCAATAGCCCTTAGAATGATTGTGTTTTCAT